TAAGACCTTCCAATACAGAACGATCTTCTTCCGTAAACTTCCCACAAGCGATAAGAGAATCAACATGGGCTTTTACTTTCATGGGACTCATCACTCCTTCTACCTTTTTTGAATTAGTTGAAATTGGTATATATTCTGTTTTGCGCTGAACGGGTGTTGGTTCTTCACCTAGAACAACAACACCGTCTTCTGTAATAGAATAACTTTGCTGAAAATACTTTCGTTCATGGCCATTATTTGAATCTTCTTTATAATAAACAAACGTATCTTCAAAAACTTCTTCAACAAAATGCCAAACACCCATTCCATCAAACGTGTTAATTTTAGCCTGAAGTTTTTGCAAACGCTCCACAAAACCTTCGTTTGCAAAAACAGTCAAAAAAGCCTCAATTCTTTTTTGTTTATTATCTGTCAAGTTATCATCTCCTTTCTTTGTATTTTCATTGGCACGTATTCCTGCACCATCAGCCCAAGAACAGGCTCCTTGTCCTCCAGGAAGCAAAGCTAGATGATCAGGCCTATGATTATGGGCTACTAAATGGTATGACTCATCATTCCATACACCATCAACTTGTTCATCATCAGTAAAAACACCTACACTAACTTCTAACGGACGCATTTCTATTATATACTGGTAAGCCAAAGGACTAATTTCTGTTATTTTAGAAACATCAATCCAACATTCAGCTTTTAGTTTAGTACCATCCACATGTGTGTTAAAAATGCGACCTACTGTTTGTGATTCAATTACTTCTGGTGAATTAGCGGAAATAAAACTATCACCTTCTCTAGGATGGAAAATACAAACAGGAATACCATTCCAAGCTTCTGGAAAATGTCCAAGTTCTTCTATTGAATGATAAACAGCACCCCCACTACCACAATGAACGCCTTCTGTCATCATAATAACAGGAACAACAAGATGTTCTTTCCCTTCAAATGTAACATTTCTTATTTTGTAATTGAATGTTTTAATTTTAATTTGCTCTTTTTCAGCTAGGATTGTTGGCATTTGATTGCCTCCTTTTTTCTAGTTCTGCTATTTCCTCAGACCATGGAAGTGCCAAACATCTGCAATTTACGTGATAAGGTATTAAACCTTCTATTTCGTCTAAGGTAAATATTTTTCCTTCAAGTTCTGCACATAATTCACAAACTCTATTATCTCCTGCTGTTTTCCATTCTGCTTGTACATGAACATCGATTAAACCCCAATTGCGATATTGTTGAATCATTCCTAAATGATGTGCTCTTATTATTTCTGTTCTGGCAATCATTTCAGCTCTACGTCTTGCATCTATAAATCTACCTATAATATTTGTTGCAGAACCCTTTGTTCCTCCAAGAAGAACATTGGCAATAGCATCCGCTAAATCTCTTGCGCCTTTTCCTTCCAACAATCCTTGTGCAAGTATTTGTGAAATTTGAACATCCATTGCTTCAGTTATTCCTCGTAACTCGGTAAAAGTTCTTAAATAAATAACACCCACTCTATCAGCATGAATTGGTTCTTTCATAAGACCTAATGCTGTTTCTTTATCAACACTAGGTATATCCATCCCTGCTATTCGCATTTCCGAAGTCGCTCTAGCAATCCCTTGAGCGTATGCACTTTCTAAATAAACATCTGTCCATCTTTCGTAAATAGCTTCACCTAGTTGGGGCATTTCAATTATATTAAGGATTCGTCGTTTTTGTAAGTCTTTTAACCAACTAATGAATGATTCTATTTTAGCATTATTTGTTGAGAATGCAAATGCTTTTTTTCCAGGAGAAATTCTTTCTTCAAAAACTCTAAAAGAAGTATCAACTTTTAGTCCAAAACAATCATCAATAATAATAGCAGATACAATATCTTTTGCTAAACTTGTAAACCTTCTTTTCATAGCTCTAGCAAAAGAATTTCTTAATGTCAATGTCCTAGTAGGGTCACTTTCTCGAGGTTGACCCTGGAATACTCGAACAGACATTATTCTTCCTCCTTAATTCCCTCGTTGGGTACAGGTTCTCCTGGAATAGGTTCATTAAGAAGATCTTCTATCAACTTTTCATCTTCTGCTGTTCTAGTTTCTCTTAATTCGATTATGTGTTCAACTTCTTCCTCATCAAGACCAAGGAAGTACGACAAGAAAGCATCAAACGGAAGTTCTTCTACGATAAACGGACTTGCTGTATATTTAGCAAGAGCCTCCGCTCTTGTACGGCCTATTTCTGCTCTTGCTTTTGGAGACGGAGCATAAATATCAGGCCACGTTATTTTATACTTGGGTGTTTTCGGAGCAGAAAGAACACCTACTTCAACACATTTAGCGATGAAAGGTCTAATAATTTGTGCTTCTGCATATTCGCTTCTACGAGCTTGTATAACGTCATTCCAGTTATCACGATCTTGCACAGACGCAAGTTCGCCAACTTCACTACCTGTAAGAACCCTTTGCGGTATGCCCGTAACGGCAGAAATCATTTGTATTTGTACATTAACATGTTTGGAAGGATCAACAACCTGTGTGTCTAGTGCTGTAAGTTTTAAACCTTCTCCAACAAGTATGCGCCTTAAATTATTCTCATATTCACTCGCTTGTTTTTCAATACTTGTACTAGTGGTATCATTTACTTCATAATCAGGATCTACTTGTGCGAAATAGCCCGGTCTTGCTCCCCGCCAGAACATTTCTGCGGATCCTCCAACTAATTTTTCCAAATCTTTTAATCTATTATAAATTGGTTCAAGCACAGGTTCCCCACGCCATTCACTTTGTAGCGTTTCTCCAGTTACATGTAACATTCTAGAATGATGCACAATTATTTTAATAGACGACTCGAAATTCTTATTCCCAACTATCTCATCATCTTGATCTTGAAAAACAACTTCATAAAATTCAGGTTTACCATAACGAGGTGATGTGGGATTCATATCTAACTGTTTTACTGTAGCTAAATTTTCTCCAAATGGTTTAACATAAAGTAGTTTTCTTTGTCCTGCTTTGCCTGTTTTCAAAGGTTCTGCTAATGCTTCTCGTGAATTAACATCATTAAATCCAAGAAACAAACAAGCATAAGAACCCAGACAAGCAAGTTTATCAAGTCTAATAAAAAAAGACTTTAATTTTAAAAAATCATAAAGTGTTTCCCAATCCTTTTCAAATTTAGTTTGTTTTTCGCCTTCTTCATCAATTTTAAAATCTTCACGCCAAGTTGCCTGGATAGGTCTATTTATTACTGCTTTTGCAATATCCTGTCTACGATACGCCGCTAAACAATCTTCCCAGGTAATCTTGTCTGGATAACCTAGCACCCCTAAAATATCTCGGGTGTTATTATAGGATTTACCCCAATACCTAGCCGTGGTTGCCCTTGAAACTATTGTAGATAATATTTTAATTTGTTCTTTTGAAAATGTAGCTAAAGGATCTTTTTTATTAGTCAATTGCACCCGCCACCTTTCTCACTTTTGATACTTTAGAAAATGCGCCACTTGCGGCATCAACTTGGTCTTTAAGTTTAGCAAAAGGAAAAAGTCTATGTTCTTCAATAAAGTCTTTATTCCATTCCGCTCGTAAAAGCCAAATATTTCCATTATTTACTTGAACAGAATATGGATCCGCACGTGAAACTTTACTACCTGTAGAACGTTCTGCGTAGCTACAGAAACCTGCCAAATTGTTGATCGTAGCTTTTGCAGAGTCGACACCTGCTGATCCAGGCTCCTGTTCATGCCATATTTTAACATCTATTCCATCTGCTTGTGCAGTTTTATAAATAATATCTTCTCTATTATTTGTACTCCATTTACCTCTAACCACGTCTTCTACCACAAAACAACCATTAGATAATTTAGACATTTTAACTCCACATGTGTACGCCGCTGATTTACCCCATTTGGAATGTTCATCTGTCCCCGCTTTATCCCACCATCTAATAACGGAAAGTCTACGTTCTCCAGTAGGAATGTAATCAATAAGTTTAAAGTTTTCAATTTTAAACATGCCTCCTTTAGGAGGAGTTGGGTTTTGTCCAAATTGTGCGGCGTATCCGTATTGACCTAATGTTGCTTCATATTCTTCAAGAACAGATAATGGCATACGAACAGGATCTAACAAACCATTTACATAATACTTTCTAACACTTTTTGGTTTTACAAACTTTTCGTATTCATCAGTTATCTCCCCAGGCAAACAAATATGTTTAATACGAGCACCTGATTTTTTAAGCAAATAACCTGTAACATCATCTTCGTGTAAACGTTGCATAATAATAATTATTGGAGTAACGACTTTGTTGACTTTACGTGTTGAAAGAGTTTGGTCAATCCAATTATTAGCCGTCATTAATTCCGTAGTGCTTGCCGCTTGCTTTGGGTTTAGAGGATCATCTATTATTATTTGATGTCCGTGGAACCCTGTAAGCGTTCCTCCAACAGATGTGCTAAATCTATTACCCCCGGGTTTCTTTTTAATGCGACCGTCTTTCATTTTTACAAGTTGGGAAATAGCAAAGTTTGTTTTTGTATCTTTATCTAATTTAACTTCTATATTATCAAACATATTTCTATAAGTTTCAGAACGAAGAATTGTTCTACATGTTTCTGCATGTTCAAGCGAAAGCGCACCGGAATATGAAGCGTTAATAAATTTCATCCATCCCCATTTTGCCCAACACCAGGCAGGATACACAATTGATACTAGGGTGCTTTTTGTTGTCCCGGGAGGAATGTTAATTATCAAATCATATTCTTTTGGTTCTTCATTAGCTACACGATAAGCAACTTTTTCAAGTTCGTTAGATAAATATTCCAAATGCCAATTTAATCTTAAAGTATCCCCAGATATTTCATTCCAAACAACTTGCATAAAATAGTA